AACCAAGCCGGCTCCATCCGATACCGGCTATGAGGACATTCCGCTGTTCTGAAATAACGAAACCCTCCACCAACGGCGGAGGGCATGTCTGCAAACAACCAGTGTAGCCGACGTGGAGGGGATTCGTGAACTGCCAGAACTGCAAAACGATAACCGAAGAGGGATATTCACTGTGCGAGTCATGCGAACTGCGTTTCGCCGGCACGCTCCTGCGACTGGCGCGCGACGTCACGCCGTTGCATGACTCGTTGGACGCGACCCTGCATCCGGGCGGGCATTCGCCCACGCGAATCCAGACCGCCACTCCCCCGACTCCAATCAGGCTCGACGTGCTCGACCTGATCGACATGCTCGACGCCACGGCCCGTGAACTATGGCGTTGCCTCGACGGAATCGATGCCTTGGACTGGCGCAAAGACAAACGCAACGAGGATCTGAAGGCCACGCTCATCGCATGCGCAGGCCACCCCAGGCTCGCCACGTTCGCGGACGTGGGCTTCTACATGCACGTCGTTGACGGCATCGCACGCAAAGTCGATGCTGCGCTGGACCCGCCGGAGCAACCCCGCGAGATAGGAACCTGCGAACTATGCGAGACCATGCTCACCGCTGGGGCAGCAGACCAGTGGGTGACATGCCCGTTCTGCGGGAGGGAACAGCGAGCGCAGGCGGTTAAACTGCGTAGGCTCAAGACGTTGTGTTGGGATGATTCCAGGCGCGGGTCTGCGGCTGAGATAGCCAAGGTGTTCACGGACGCGGGGATCACCGTCAAAAGGCATACGCTCACCGTGTGGAAATCCCGAGGCAAGCTTGATGTCACGCCCCAAGGCATTTCATACAGCAGCGTCTACCGGCTCGTCATCAGTGGCGGACTTGACAAAGAGCTGACTGTGACCGCATAATGTCAGTGGATTAGTATCGAAAACCCAGCTCATGTGGCTGGGTTTTCGCGTATCTATGCTTTGTTTTTGCGTGGTCTCCCCCCTCCGACACCACGTCCCGGACGTTGAGCGTTCCATTCATCGATGGTCTCAGGCAACCAGCCGCGCGTGCGCCCTATCGTGGCGTCGGGCTCAGGGAGCTTGAGGTTGAGCAGGCCGCCGCTGGTGATGCCGAGGCGTTCTGCGACCTGTTTGACGCCGAGATATTCAGTCGCCATTGCTTGCCCTTCCTGCCAGATAACCCAGCACGCCCGAGCACATTCCGAACACACCTGCCGGTACGCTCTGGGATGCGATGGCCAGCGCGAGGCTGACGACTCCGAACATGAGTGCGATGATTCCTATCTTGCCGTTCATGATGTTCCATGGAATAGTTGGGAGTGGAGCCGTGGCTCTGGATAGTACGATTATCCGGAATCCACGGCTCTTGTTACCGCTTGCGCCGTCTGTTCAGCGGCTTTCGCGGCTTGCTCTTCGCAATCAATGCGACGGCCACGGCGGCGATGGGTGCGAGTGCCGCACCCAATCCGGAGAGGAACTCCCCGATGGCCTTGAGCAGCTCCGCGATCTGTTCCATGTTCACCTCCTTTCCTTGGCTGACATATCTATAGTAACACAATAACTATAGATATGCAAGCCGAGGACACCAAGACACGCCAACGGACACAATGACTGCGAGGCACACATGAGCTGGCGAGTCTGCTCGACACCCGGATGTCCGAACCTCATCGAGACACCGGCACGCAAATGCGACGCCTGCACCCGAGCCCAACGGGACCGCACCCGTACCCGTGGACGCAACCCATACAACACCAAGGGACATCAATCGTTTCGCAGGCAGGTGCTCGCACGAGACCCATACTGCACATGCCCCGGCGACCCCGAGCACGGAGGCTGCGGCAAACACAAGGGGCTCTGCGGCAATCCAAGCACAATCGCAGACCATTACCCATACGAAAGAACCGAACTCATCGACATGCGACTCAACCCCAACGACCCGAAGTTCGGACGAGGCCTATGCAAACAATGCCACGATGTAAAAACCGGCAGAACAAGACCAGCAGGCTTCAACACCAGACAATAAACAGGAACACTGTGCATCACGACAAAAACAGCCGGCAACACCCCCAGGGGGGGGTGGGGTGACGACCACCCCGCTTGGACCGCCGGTGAGCTGTCTGTCGGGTGCGCAGGGTTCAAACATCGCTGGCGGGCCGCCGCGAGGGCGGTCTCGTCGATCTGTCGCTAGGGCGCAAGGCCATGACGAGAGGTGAACATCATGCCAAGTGGAGGCAAACGAGTACGCTCCGGGCCGGCCAAGGACCCGAACAGCGAGAAGAGCCGCAGACTCGGATACACATTGCAGAGACTGCCGAACACCGAGTGCCGGATGAAGCCGCCGGAATGGCCCTTGGAGCCCGCCGATGACGAGCGCGTCCGCAAACTTGAGGCGGAGAAGTGGAAGTGGCTGTGGAAGCTGCCTCAGGCACGCGCCTGGCATCTGCCCCAGTTCAAGTGGATGATTCACGAACTGGCGTTGTACGCGCGGCTTTCCACCGCATGCGAGATCGCGCCGGCACCCACGGCGTTGACCGTGCTGCTGCGCATCTCCGACCGCGTCGGCATGAGCGCCGCCGGATTGCAGGCATTAGGCTGGAAAATCGAGGCCGAGGCCGAGCGGAAGCCAGTCGATTCGGAGTTCACGCGCCGCAGGGCCAAGGAGCTGAACCAGGAATCAGCCGCCGAACGCTCTCCCATGGACGAGACGAAGCATGTGTACCAGCGTCGGATGAGCGGCAATGGCTGACGAGGATTCATGGCTCATCGACTTCCCCACGTTGGGGCATCTGGTGTGCGCATGGATCGAACGTCACTGCCGGCAGCCCGACGGCCCGTTGCGAGGCCGTCCAGTGGTGCTGTCCGACTGGCAGTACTGGCTGGCGGCGAACCGTTGGCGCATCCGCGAGGACGCCCCATATGTGCCGCCCGAGGAAGTCACCGTCGACAACCCGATGGTGCTCAACCAGGCATTCGAATACCGCATGACGCTGACCGTCGGACCGCAGAAATGGGGCAAGGGGCCATGCACGGCGTTCTTCACCGCCGCCGAGGGCTGCGGGCCCACCATCTTCGATGGCTGGGCACAGGAAGGCGACGTGTACCGGTGCGCCGACAACGGCTGCCCGTGCGGCTGGGAGTGGCCGTACAATCCTGGCGAGCCGAAAGGCCGTCGGCATCCGTCGCCGCTCATCCAGTTGACGGCGAACTCCGAGGAGCAGGTACGCAACATCTACCGTCCTCTCGTGGCGACGATCCTGCTGGGCCCGCTCAAGGAGCTCATGCGCGTGAGGGACACCTTCATCCGCATACTGCAGCCGGGGCGCGAGGGCGAGGCCGACGCCTTGGACCTGGACCGCATCGACGTGGTCACCGCCTCCGCGAAATCCCGTCTGGGCAACCCGATCACGGACGCCGAACAGGACGAGGCCGGCCTGTACACGAAATCGAACGGCATGATAGCGGTCGCCACCACGCAGCGCCGAGGAGCCGCCGGCATGGGCGGCCGCACACATGCGTGGACGAACGCATGGGATCCGGGCGAGGACAGTTACGCGCAGCAAGTGTTCGAGAACGCCGAGGACGACGTGTTCGTGTTCTACCGGAACCCCGATCTCGCGAAATCATTGCGACACCGCGACGGCCGCCCATTGGACTTCAACCTGAAATCCGAACGCTTGAAGATGCTCGAATACGTGTACCGCGGCTCACCATGGGTCGACCTGAACTCCATCGAATCGGAAGCCAAGGCGCTGATGAAGACCGACCCTACCCAAGCGGAACGGTTCTTCGGGAACCGTCTGGTGCAAGGCGGCGGCGCATGGCTCGAAGACGGACTATGGGAGAGCTGCTATGCCGGCGCATGAACTCTGGCTGCCGAACCCGCCAAAAGGCACACGCGTATGCGCGGGCTTCGACGGTTCGGAGAACGACGACTGGACATGCATCAAGATGGAGACCCTCGACGGGCTGATATTCACTCCCCGATACGGGCCCGACCGGCGTGCGACCATCTGGAACCCGAAGCAGTGGGGCGGGCGCATCCCCCGCGCCGAAGTGTCCGCAGCATGGGCGGAACTCAACGACCGCTACAAAATCGAACGCGCCTACTGCGACCCCGGCTTCCGCGACGAACTGTCATGGGAATCGGAAATAGAAGCATGGGATCGCGCCTACGGGCCGAAGAAATTCCTACCGTGGAGCATGTCGGGCAGCTCCCGCATCGGAGCCGTCTACGAGGCATTGCGCCGATTCGAAGCCGACCTGACCACGCACCGCATCACACAGGACGGCTGCCCCATCACCCGCACCCACATGATGAACGCGCGAAAGGTCGCCAAGACCCTGGAACGCTACGGACTGGCGAAACCCCAACAGAACAGGAAAATAGACGCCGCCGTGACCAGCGTGCTCGCCCACGAAGCCGCATGCGACGCACGGGCCGCCGGCTGGGGCGCTCGCAAACACAATTACATGCTTACCGGATCATCGACCAGAAGGAGGTACTGATGGACTACAGCCAGCAGGAACTGTCCTCATTGGCGAACCGACTGGCCGACAAAATCCAGTTCCGTCGACCCAGCATCGGCACCCACACCGATTACGTCTTGGGCAAACGCGGCAAGCTCAAGTTCGCGTCCAAGGAATTCAAGCGCTACATGAGCGACCGGTTCTCCGACTTCTCCGACAACTGGTGCCTCCCCGTGGCGCAGGCCCCAGTGGAACGCATCAAGTTCAAGGGCTTCGTCCCTTATGATGACGTGAAGCTCGGCACCGGCATCATGAAATGCCTCGACCGCAACGACTTCGAACGCGGACTTCAGGAAGCCGCACTGATGATGACCACCACGGGCCGCGCGTTCGCTTTGGTCACGCAGGTCGACGGCAGGGCCCGCATCACGTTCGAGCACCCGGACAGCGCCGCAGTCATCTACGATGCGCGCACCGGCCAGCCGTCAGCCGGGTTCCTCATCCAGCAGGGCGACGACAAGGAGTACGGCACCCTCATGCTGCCCGGCTGGACGGTCAGCATGGAACGCAAGAAGATGCTCGATCTGACCGACCAGCGCGTGCCGCCCGACGTGTACGGCTGGAAGATGAATGACCCTCAGCCCACCGGTCTGGACACGATCCCCCTGCGCGAGTTCCGCAACCAGATGCTATTGGACAATGCGCCGATCAGCGACATCGCGCACGTCGAATCGATGCAGGACACGGTCAACGTCGTATGGGCATACCTGCTGAACGCATTGGACTACGCCTCACTGCCGGCACGAGTCATCCTCGGCGGAGACCCGCTCGTCGAGCCCGTCTACAACGAGGAGGGACAGCAGGTCGGCGAGAAGCCCATCGAACTCGACAAGCAGGTGCTGGAGCGCATCTACCAGTTCACCGGCGACAACGTGAACCTGGGCGAATGGTCAAGCTCGAACCTGAACGTGTTCATCCCGGTCATCGAAAAAGCGGTGGAGCATATCGCCGCCGAAACACGCACCCCCGGCCATTACCTGCTGACGAACGCGGAGGTTCCGGCCACAGGCTACGAGGTCGCCGAAGCCGGCCTCGTATCCAAGACCATCGAACGCATCAGCTTCCTGAAATCCCCCATCCGCGACATCTGCAGCATCGCCATGCGCTACGAGAACGACGTGGCTGAGGCGGACATCATCGCCGACTCCAAGGTGCAGTTCGCGACCCCGCAGTATCGCAGCGAAACCCTGATGGCGGACGCGATGCTCAAATACAAGCAGCTCGGCTTCCCGATCCAATGGGTCGCGGAGCAGATGGGCCAAAGCTCGGACGAGGTGCAGCGCATCATGCGCATGCGCGCCGACGAGATGGCCGACCCCGAACTCGAATCGTTGAACCGTGCCCTGCAGATCGGAGGCGCTGATGGCGGTCGAATCTCAGGTGCTGGCCTACAGTCAGAAACGGCTGGCGACCTTGGAGCTGGCGGCGGACAGAGCCGCACGCAGAACATGGAACAGGGTCAACGCCAATAACATCCAGGCGTCGTGGAAGTCGATAAGCCGCGACTTCCTCACCCTGTTCTCCACCATCCAAACCAAGTCGGCGGAGACAGCCATCGACGCGAGCGGCATGATGCTCGCCGAACAGGGCGTGTACGTCACTCCCCATGCTTTGGCCAACCCGAACGCATTCGCAGGCTGGGCACCGTCCGGCCTCGACATCGCCTCCTACTTCCAATCCCCCGTGTTCGCCGCCCTGCACGCGATACGCACCGGCAGCTCCCCGTTGGAGGCATTGGAATACGGACGCAACCTGCTGGTAATGCTCACCTCTCTGGCCGTCATGGACACCGCCCGCCAGGCGGAATCACTGGACATCACCAGCCGTCCCAAGGTCGGCTACATCCGCGTCGAATCCGCCACCTGCTGCGACCGATGCATGCTGCTGGCCGGCAAATGGTTCCGATTCAACGAGGGGTTCCTGCGCCACCCCCACTGCCACGGCCGCCACGTGCCCTGCAGTCAAAGCATGGCCAAACAACAGGGGTGGATCAGCGACCCCATGGAGGGTTTCAAAAGCCTCTCCCGTGAGGAGCAGGACAAGCGCTTCGGCGCGAATTACGCGCAGGCCATCCGCGATGGCGCCGACATCTACCAGGTCGTCAACTCGAAACGCGGCATGCAAAGGGTGGGCAAAGGCTATACGGCGCTGACCACCAGCGAGGGCACCACACGATACGGATGGGCCAGCATGCAATACGCCCAGCAGTCCGGCCGGAGGATGAAACGCCGCCTGTCCATCGACGGCATCTACTCGCTGACCGGAGGCGACCGGGAGAAGACCATCTCTGCGTTGAAGGCCAACGGCTACTACGTGGACAACGACTGGCGCGGCAAGGTGCCCGAGATCCGCAAAAGCATGTGGCTGCACGACAACACGTACCGGCAGGGGCGCGTCGAACTGTTGACCGCCGCCGAGAAGCGCGTTCAGACCGCGAAGCTCCGCTACGAGGCCGTATTGGAGGGCCGCAACCCCAACGATGGCCGCATGCCCCTCACCCCCGAAATCGCCGCCCAATGCGAACGCGAATACCGCCGATGGGTCACCTCCGGCGGACAGATTTTCCAGCAATGATCCAGCGAATCGAAAGGAAGAACATGGATCCCGCAAACCAGAACCAGCAGACAGGCGACAACGAGTCCAAGAAGCCGGAGAACACCGGCGGCGAGGATTGGCAGTCGAAGTTCGAAGGACAGCGGAAAGTCAACCGCGACCTCGAAAAGAAACTGAACGAAGCCTACGCCAAGGCCGACAAGGTCGACGAACTCGAAAAACAGATCGCCGCCCTGCAGGGCAAGGAAGCCGAATACGAGGCCGCCAGGAAGGAACAGGCCGTCAAGGACGAGGCCCTTGCCGCCGCCAACCAGCGCATCCTCAAGGCCGAAGTCCGCGCCGCAGCCAGCGGCAAGCTCACCGACCCGGCCGACGCCCTGCGCTACCTCGACCTGTCCAAGTTCACCGTCACGGATGACGGAAGCGTGGACAGCCAGGCCATCGCCAATTCGATCGGCGAACTGCTGGAACAGAAACCTTATCTCGGGAAAGCCGAGCAAGCACCCTCGGGTGCGAACATCACGCCGCCCAGCGGAACACGGGACGGCGACCGCCATCAGGGTCAGCTCACCCGAGACGACCTGAAAACCATGAGCCCCGCAGAAATCGTCAAAGCCCAACAGGACGGGCGACTGAAGGACCTGCTCGGAGCCAACTAACGGAAGGAGGCCTTAATTGGCCATCACCAATTTCATTCCCGAACTGTGGAGCGCCAACATCCTGCTGGAACTCCAGAAGAACCTCGTCTACGGTTCCGCCGTGAACCGCGACTACGAGGGCGACATCGCCAACTACGGCGACACCGTGCACATCACCGGCATCGCGCACATCAGCATCGGCGACTACACGGCCCACACCGACATCACCATCGAACCGGCCACAGACAAGGACGCCGGCGAACTCGTCATCAACCAGAGCAAGTACTTCGCGTTCGAAATCGACGACGTGGAGAAGCGCCAGGCCATGAACAACCTGACCGCCGCATATTCCCGGGACGCCGCCTACAAGCTGCGCGACCTGACCGACCAGTACCTGGCCGGCCTGATGGCAGCAGGCGCGAAGAGCAAGCTCGACCCGATTTCCGGCGCCACCGCCACCAAGGCGTACGACACCATCGTGGATCTGGCCACCGCATTGGATAAGCAGAGCGTGCCAGACGCGGGCCGTTGGGTCATCGTCACCCCGGACTTCTACGGTCTGCTGCGCAAGGACAGCCGTTTCGTCGCTGGCGCCGAGTCCGCTCATTCCACGCTGCTTAACGGCGTGGTCGGCGAGGCCGCGGGCATGACCATCCTCAAGTCCAACAACACTCCCGCAGCCAAGGGCGGCTCTGCCTCGGCTCAGACCGATGAGGGCAACGTCATCATCGCCGGCACCAACGCGGCCACCACGTTCGCGGAGCAGATCGCCAAGGTCGAGGCCACCCGCAAGGAGAAGGGCTTCGACGACATCGTCAAGGGCCTGCACCTGTACGGCGCGAAGGTCGTGCGCCCCGAAGCGCTGGCCACCGTACACTTCAAGGTGGGCAAGTGATGGCCGGCAGCTATGAGGCCATGCCCTACTTGGGCGAAGCTGAATAACCGCATAGGGGGTGACTCATGGACACGCTGGCAACGGTCAAGGACCTTGATTCATACGGCATCGAATACGCGGACGAAAAGCTCGCGGGCAAGCTGCTCGAATCGGTTTCCGCAGCGGTGCGCGACGCCGCAGGGTGCCCCATCACACGCGGCGAATACACGGTGACCATCCCCGGCGAAACCTCACGCAGGCTCGACCTGCCCATGCGCCCCGTGATTTCCGTGAGCCGCGTGCTCATGGACGGCGAGGAGACCGGGGATTGGAAGCTGCTCGGCAACGCCCTGTACAGGGAAAGCCTGTGGAGCCTGCCGAACATGGTCCCCTGTTCCGTCACCGTCACCATGCTCGCCGGCTATGACCCGGTTCCCCCGGACATCGTGCGCCTCGTGTGCAGCATGGTCGCAGCCGGACTCGTCCAGCAGTCGAACGGCGGCCCCGGCGCTCACCGCGACGAATCGTACGCACGAATCGACGACGTGCAGATCGGCTACCGTCAGGGCGACTCCGAGATCATCGACGCACTCGAACTGCCCGAGGGCACGAAACGAGCCCTCCGCAACAGGTTCGGCATGCGAGGCATCGCCATAGGGGTGTTCCGATGAACGTGCAGCACATCCTCAACCGAGGCCGACAGCTCGCCGAATCGTTGATGACCGACCAATGCCGCGTCACCCACATGGGCAAACCGGTCACCGACCCCGAAACGGGACTGGTGGGACCGGCCGCGAACACCGTGTATGAGGGCCGTTGCAAGGTGCAGACCTCGGGCGGTCTGGCCGCCGAGAACACGGAGGGCGGCATCGTCGAAGCGTTGGGTGCCGTCACCCCCGTGTGGAGCATGTACGTGCATTTCCCCTACGGCACCATGGGTTTATTGCCGGGTGACGTGTGCGAGATAACCGAAGCCGCCGACCCGAATCTCAAGGGCAGGAAACTCCGGTTGTTGAACATGCAGTCCGAGAAGACACACTCCACCGCATGCCGGTGGAACGTGAAGGAGGTGGGCAACAGCAATGAGTGACATCACCATAGACGCTTCGGAGCTGACCGCGTTCGGCCGTCGTGTCGCCGCCGCGCACGCCATGGCTTCGGTCAAGGTCGCGCAGGCGGTGAAGAAGGGCGCGCAAAACGTCAAGGAAGGCGTCATCTCCGACCTGCAGACATCATCGAACTACGCGATCAGCCGTATCGGCATCGGCTACGAAATGGGCAGCACCGGCACCACTGTGTACGCGGACGTGAGCCCCCGCGACGGCGGGGCCTCCGACTTGGCCAACATCGCGTTCTTCGGCACCGCGAAAGGCGGCGGAACCCACTGGTTTTACCAGTTCGCCGAACAGGAATTGCCCACGCTCGCCGAATACGTGGGAGACGCGGCCGACGACATGCTGATAGGAGCCATCGGATTATGAGCGTCATGGACTTGACCAATGCGGTTCTCGATCTGCTGCCCTCCATGCCGTCCGGCGTGAAGGTGTACAGGCAGGGGG